ATTTACCTCAATAATTTTCCATTTGAGAACCAACTCGCCGACACAGGCGAGGCCAACCGCCTCTATGACTGCGTAGCTACTTCTCTTGCCTCATGCATGCGCTATCTCGTAGGAGGCAACTACACAGGCGCACAACTCAAAGATGCAGCCTACTACCCCGCATACGTTGGAGGCACCGCCGCAGTAAAATATGTAGACTTCTGCAACAGCCACGGCGTTATACTCACACCAATGAATGGCAACGGCAACCAGCTGGTCACAGACATACGCGACCAGATCCACAAAAACCATCCCGTCATCGGAACCGAGCCAGACCCCTACGCCAACCCTGCATTAAATTGGAGTCATGTCATCGCGTTTTATGCCTGCGATGAGCCACCAGGCACACTCACCGTCATGGACCCCTGGGCAGCGCAGAAAATCACCAAATCAGATACAGAGTGGGCCAATACCCTCGAATTTTCCCAGGTATGGGTAACATACAAAAAAGGAGCTCCAATCATGAGCGGAGTACCAAACGGATGGAACGACAACGGCACGATACTACAACCCAAGGGATGCCCCTTCGCAGTAGAAAAAGGATTCAGACAACACATCCTCGATAACGCATGGGATAGCAACAATTGGCCGATGGAAGCAGAAGCCAACCTTCCAACCGTACAGATAAGCAACCCTGCACTCGGAGCCGGATCGCGCCAGCGATTCCGCACAAAAACACTCCTCTGGACACAAAAAGATGGAGTCATGGAAGAGTGGACAGGGCAGGAACTTATTGCATTAGAAACACATCTCAAGCAGCAAATCATTGCAGCCCAGGCAGCACAGACACAAAACAATGCACTCCACACACAGATAACAGACGTTGAGAACCAGGTGAAAGACCTACAAGCAAAACTACTCATCCAGGCAAACATCACCATCTCGAAACAAACCTACGAAACATGCAGCGAGATCATGAAAGCACTCGCTCTTTTTGTCCACTAACTTTTCCACAACTTATACACATTGCGTGTAAAACTACACAACAGGGAGAATCATGAACCTTTTATCCAACCTCAACAACCTTATCCTTGCACTGCTCCCATTCATCACAGCAGGAGCCGCCTACCTCTACCAGATCGCAGTACAACGTATGCCAGCAGCCCAACGCCAGACACTGGAACAATTCACCAAAATTGCAGCGGGTAAGATCGAGCAAGTTTATCCAGGCGCAGGCAGCGAGAATAAAAAGCAGCTGGCAACCGAACTCGTTACCGATCTTTTCAAAGCATTCAAACTACCAGCACCAGACCCACGCGCCATTGATGCAGCCATTGAGAATGCAGTCCTCTCAATCAATCTTGTACAGCAATCAAGCCAGACTCAGGACCAGAATCCACTCGCGCCAGGGGCACCCAACGCATAGGAGACTTCTGCTCAGAACACCTGAGCGAAGCTAGACGCGAATGCGGCGTTGGTGTTCTGAATAAGGAGAACCATGGCAACCTACCAACGAATCATTGAAGTAGAAGATTGCGAACCAACCATCTGGCAAGAAGATGCACCCAAATACACACCCCCACCGCAAGATCCACAACCAGGATTCAAGGTATGGTACTCTCCCTATACAACCTGCACCATTTGTCTAGCAAACATTGACGCTGGAGAAATCCCCATCGATCAGGAATTCCCCAGCGGAGACATGACGGTCCCAGCCCATAATCACTGTCATTGCTTTGTCATCACCACCACCAGCGACGGCCAAACCCACTCACACAATAGCGACCCCAATTACTACGACAGTACGGAGATAACAACATCATGAGCTTTGTCTTAACCGACATCGAGAGCGATGTACGACTCGACCTTTTCGACCCAGCCGGAGGGAGCCAACGCTGGGCCACCACCGATATAGACCGCGCCATAGACAAAGCCATAGACAAATATTCAACCGTCTACCCAAACGTCGCCTATGCTGATATGGCAATGCAACCCTTCCAAAGAACCTACCCCTACCCAACCAGCTACAACGCCAGCTACCCCGTTCAATGGATTGAGCGCGTGTTATATCCGCTACAAGTCTACGGAAGCTATTACAAGCCACCGAGCACCGCACCAACCGCCGCAAAAACAGCAGGCAGCGGACTCGCAAGCGGAACTTACAAATACCTTACAACGTTCATCTCACAAGGCGGAGAAACGACCATCGGGCCGAGCGTCACCGTAACAACCAGCGCCGGACAACAACAAGTCAATCTCTCGGCCATACCAGTCGGGCCAAGCTCACCAACCCTCCCAGGCATCAGCACCAGCAGCGTCACAGGCCGTAACATTTATCGTACACAGGTTGGAGGCAGCACCTTCACCCTTCTAACAACCCTCGGCGATAATACCACCACCACCTACACCGACAGCACCGCCGACGCCACCATAGCCACCATGCCAGCACCGCCAACCCTTAACACATCCGGCATATTCTACTGGCCTCCACTTGAGCGCGACTTTGCCGAATATTCCAACCTGTTTGATAGCAACGCCGCACTCGCCGCAGGAGGCAACGCCGGAGCAGGGGGAGCAGTCGGCACCGCCGCAAGTGATCTCGGGAGCCAGGCACCCACCTTTACCCTCATTCTCAACACCGCCGATCTCCCACAAGATTCAACGCTTCTTATGCGCGTGTTTTACGCCACCAAGCACCAGCTAGATAGCAGCGGCACAACCATACCAGAGATACACAAAGATGTTATCAACCTCGGCGCATGTGCTTATGCTATGGAAGCCTATCAAGTTCCCACCAACGACAATTTTGACTTCCAGGATGGAGGACTCCGCGATAGAATCGACGACACCAAAATACCGACCACCTGGTTAGCAGCAGCGGCCAACAAAATGCAGCAATTTGAAGAGCGCCTGGAAGAAATCAAACGGGCCAGAGACTACGCCAGTTCAGCACGAATACGCTGGGGTGATGTTCCAAGGTATTGGGTAAGGTTATAAATATATGAATGACATTTTCACCATCATCAACTTATTACTCACCATCGGACTCGCCGCAGGGGGAGCCATCGCATTCAAGGCAGGATTTTCAAAAGCAGCCTCAGAGGTACAAGAGCGCGTAATCAACGCCCTCGAAACAGAAAACGAGTCACAGCGGGAGCGTATAAAAGACCTTGAACAAAGATACGAACGCCTGGATCAGATCATAGGAACCATGTGCGAAGCCCTCAAAAAGCGCGGCCTCATCATATCCGTTGACGGCAACATTGTGAACATCAGCGACGGATCACACACCCAAAGCGTAAGAATAAAGGGAGTCATCTAATGGCTACCCTCGGCATTGATTCGGAAATCATACTCGACGGAACGGGCTACTTCGTCAAGCCAGGAACGTATGTCCTACACAGGCCACGCATCAGAAAAGCAACCATCAGAGCCGATGGAGGCGAATCCTATGTAGACCTCGGCCCAGGAAAAAGAGAATGGGTGATGGTCATACTTTGCTTCAATGAGATGGTCAACTACGATGGAACCGCCGCAAGCCTAGACGGCCAAGGCTTTCACGCAGCGCTGATAACATCCTTTGCGAAAGTTGCGCAAACCATCAGCTATACCGACCCAACCAATACCAGCATCAACGTTTATTTTGATAATTGCGTTGAGCGCTGCATAGACCTGCATACACAAATCGTCAGCATCAGCACAGGCGGCAGCGCAAAACTCTCCTACGAAGTAGCTATTACCCTCGTGGAAGCATAATGCAATGGGAGATCTTTGGCACCTCGGCCAACACCTGTTACTTATTGGAGATTGCTGCAACCGCCAAGACATAGAACAACTCACCCACGCGGCTGGCAACAAGGCACACGCCGCAATACTGGATCCCCCGTATGGATGTATACAGGCACATTGGGACACCATAGCCAATCTGGAATTCGCGCCATTCCTCAAAGAGATATGCGCAGAAGAAGCCACCTGCATTATCTTTTGCACCCTTCCCTATGGCTTTCAACTCAATCAATCCATGCTTACAGCTGGCTGGAAATTTCGCTTCGATCACGTCTGGAGCAAGAAGAACGGAAGCCCACGCACCAGCATAAAACTCCCCATACGCACACATGAGCATCTCTTCGCCTATGCGCGGCCAGCCACAAAGAACAGCACACTTACCTTTAACGGCTACGATGCAGGCGAAACCGCGCAACCATGGCAGAACCGCTATGGATCATGGTCAAACCACACCTACCACGCCACACACAACAAAGACCGAAATGGCAGAGCAGACGGAAAGCGATGGATACGAAGCGTTGTTCCAGGCAGAAAGAAACAGGAACTTCCCAAGAGCGAACGAGCCAAGAACCCAAGCCAGAAACCGCCCGAACTGGTTGAACGCATGATTAGACTCCTAAGCCAGCCAGGCCAAACCATCTACGACGGATTCCTCGGCAGCGGCACAACCTTAACCGCCTGCATCAAAACCGGACGCCGATGTATCGCCATCGAACGCGATAGAAAGGAGGCAGAGGCAACCATCAGGGGCTGGGAGAAAATGACCGGACAGCGAGCATACCAGGAGAATGAGCAATGGGAAAAGATTTTGGGATAGCATGGTTCGCCGAAAAGATACTCAAGAAACCTCTCTACTGGTATCAAGAAGAGGCCGGAGACGCCATAATTGAATCGGTCATCGGAGGCTATGGCAGAACATTCACGGTCATGTTTGCCAGACAGATGGGCAAAAACCAGCTAAGTGCAATCATCGAAGCCTATTTGCTATTCTGCATGGAAGAAGGCACCATCATAAAAGCCGCCCCAACCTATAAGCCGCAGATCATCAACAGCCGACTGCGCTTACTCTCCATGTGTGAATCACCACTCATGCAAGCCCGTATATGGAAGAGTTACGGGTATATCATCGGATGCGCACCAGACCCGGACCAGATCGATAAACAAACAGGCCCAAGAATCATGCTCTTTAGCGCTGGGCCAGAGAGCAACATAGTCGGAGCCACCGCCAGCCTACTCCTCGAAATAGACGAAGCCCAGGACGTAGCCACCGAGAAATTTGATACTGAACTCAAACCAATGGCTAGCACCACAAACGCCACCACCGTCCTCTATGGCACAGCCTGGTCAGATGATACCCTGCTAGCACAACAACGCGCACACAACCTGGAGCTACAAGAACGCGACGGCATACGACGACATTTTGAGTATGATTGGAACGTTCTCGCATCAATCAATATCAAATATCAAAAGTTCGTTGAAAGCGAGATCGAGCGCCTGGGCAGCGATCACATCAGCATACGCACACAGTACCGCTTACTCTCCATATCAGGCAATGGGCTACTCCTCAACGACCTACAACGCCACCTTATACGCGGATCTCACCCATGGCAAGAGGAACCAGACGAGGAGGAAGATGTCTATATCGCAGGGCTAGACATGGGAGGCGAGGAGCGCCCCAAACCAGGGCAGGAAGCGAAAGCCAGCAGCAAACGAGATAGTACCATCCTTACCATCGGGAAAGCCACCTACAACGATCTCGATCTCCCACGCGTCGAAATCATTCACCAAACACACTGGACTGGCATGAAATATCTCGATCAGTACGAAGCCATCAGATCCTACATGGAGACATGGAACATACGCCGCTTAGTCATCGACAAAACCGGACTCGGCGAAGGAATGGCCTCACTTCTCATCGAACGATTCGGAGAAGATCGCATTACCCCCTTCCAATTCACACGCCCCAGCAAAAGCAAATTGACCTACTTCTTTCTCAGCTTAATCAATAGCGGCAGGCTAAAACTCTACAGCGAGGAAGAAGCACCCAGCAACATATTCAACGAATGCTGGAAACAATTGAAACTTGCACGCTATCGCATCCCAGCCGAATCTATCATTGATATGTACGTACCAAGCGAGGAAGGACACGATGACTTTCTCATCTCACTAGCACTCTGCGGCGAGGCCATACGCGAGTTCGCGCCACCACCCGCAAGAGCGGCCATCATAAAGCCCCGACCGCTCTACGAAGATGGCAGATTTTAGCTACAGAAGCACAAAATACTTCTGAACACCTTCTGCGTGTATCCCACCAGCGGCACAGACACCGCCATTAGCGCCCAGCCCACAGAACCAAAACGCCTGACACTTTGGGCACAGACGCCAATCCCCTTGCAGTCGCGCATCTTCAAGTCTCATTACGCCTCGCCCACCAGGCGCAGCATGCGCAACACCCGCATCGGTAGAAAGCACAACCGCCGCAAAAGGCAGCGAAGCCAAACCAACAAACAGATCACGCCGTCTCACCAGCGCCAAAAGATCACGCATAAGAATCCCCTCTCTAAAAAGGAAGAGCAACGGTTATTACCTGCCCACAAAAGTAAATCACCTCATACCTACAATGATGAGAGGTCACAACCGTTACCACCGGAGGCGCACACGGTTTAACAGGAGGCGGAGCAGGCGGCGGAACAGGAGGCCTGGGCTTCGGATGATGAGGAAGACAATAGCAACGAACGCAACACACACACGCATTACAAGGAGGCCCACCACCCCCCCCAGCAGGCGCAGCGGACGCAACACCACCCATAGCCAAAAAAAGAAAGACACCCAACAAAAGAGCCACCGCCAGACCACAAACCCGATACCAACAAGCAGTACCCATACTGATTTCCTCCTAACTAATCAGGCGAGATTTCGCCCTATATTCAGTGTAGAGAGCCAGCAGAATAGTAATTGGAATATGCCGATTTACACACCAATTACACTAACTATAAGTGTCCTAGCAAAACACTTAGGGGGAAACGTTTGAACAGCAGAGGCCGGACATCCTTTGATCTGAGAGAACAGCCAGAGATTTCTCGCATGAAAACTTCCATCTCATTCCTAAATACCTTTCTTAAATAACAGCAGTGTCAAGATGATGCAGGACAAAGGCCACCTACCCGAATACAGCGGATAGGTGGCCTTGTTCTCTCTCTCAACAAGATTTTTGTTAAAAAGCATGGTACAAGCCCGACCGTGTTCTTTTCCTTGCAACAGGGCACGTACCCAACGGGGAATCCCCAGCAGAACACCCTTCGGCCCTCCGTTCTCGGTTGGATGAGAATCCGACCCCAAACATTGCACCATACCCCCAGCGTGGGCATCAGTTATAAGTGAACATGTATGAAAACGGACACAAGAGCAAGCAGGCCTCTCGGGATTCTTAGCGATCCACTCTCGGCCTGCTTGCTCTTGTGTGGCTGTGAGCGTGGGCACTATCGCCTACGGATTGAGCGCGGATAAACAGCAAGAATCTAGCGGGAGCAGAGTAGAAAAGACAAGACGCTTCACTCCTCGCTTGGGAACCCTGGCTACGTTCCGCGTCTTGTGACCGTGAAAGCTGGCCTCGGATACACACCACCAGCAGCAGCAAACCCGTGTCAACACCACAGCGGCACGTTTACCACATCGACAAAGCACGTTTTCACCCACATCCAACCAGCCTCTGGAGCCGAAGCAATCAACAACGTATCGTATCAAATTCAAAAAGTGCCATAAGCACCAGATGACAGTACCCCCGAATCCGCTCCGGCATCACGGTGAGTACACCGTCATGCCTCCGCTCGTTCATAGGCCACAAAATGAAGACGACCATCCCCAGCGCCGCACAGTACCACCGAATCCGCTCCGTCATCACGGTGAGTACACCGTCATGACTCCGCTCGTGAGAGAGGCAAGAAGATCAGACAGTCATCCCCAGCGCCGCACAGTACCACCGGCAGCGCTCCGTCATCACGGTGAGTACACCGTCATGACTCCGCTTGTGATAGGCGAGAACATCAGACATTTGAAAAAGGAAGGGCATGGAACTATTTCTAGTTTTCTAAGGAACCATGCCATAGTGAAAGCAGCCCGGTGGGACTAAGGAATTGTATTTCTAGTATTGATAAAATAAGGAAGTGCATGAATTATTTATAGTTTATAAGGAACCATGCATCTA